ACTGCAACTAGAAAAATGACGGAACTTAAAAAATATGTAGACCAGTTTACTAAATTGGCAGAAGATCTTGAACCAAAATGCAAACAGGCCGAAGCATATTATGAAGATGCCGGAAAGATTCTCGAAACATTCTTTGAAATCCAGGATGTTGTTCCTACTTCACAGTCCGTTGGTAAAGTAGAAGCTCCATTGACAGATCCAAAAACAACATTAAAATAAAAATATTTTAAAAAAAATGATGTTTTGATTTTTCTTATTATATTTATACAACGAATACGATAATTCTTTATCGTGATAGAAGAAGTACCTTTATTGAGGTTTATCTAATAACCCCAGAGAATAATAAAATCCAAACAGGAAATTTTAAAATGAGTAAAATCAACAACGAGTTAATTAAAGAAGCTATTGCCGACGCGAAAGCAGTTCGTGCAACAGCATTGCAAAATGCCAAAGTGGCATTGGAAGAAGTGTTTTCGTCACAAGTAACCCAGACTTTATCAGAAAAATTGCGTGAAGATATTGAAGAATCTGATAATATCGGTGCAGGATCAAGTGCACCCGATGCAAGTCCTACGAAACCAAGTATTGAAAAAGTAACCACAAATGCAGGTTCTAATGCTGGTCAAAAATTTGAAAAGTGGCTTAAAGAAGAAGAAGGTCAGGAAGAAGTGGTTGCCAGTGAAGTAGTTGCCGGTGAAGAAGTTGGTGACGCTGTTCCTGCCGGCACCGCCACCGTTGATGGAAGCGGAGATGAGGAAAATATTACTGCCGAAGAAATCGACCAGATTCTTAAAGAATTGGAAGAAGATGCCGGTGCTCCAGAAGCACCTGTTGCTCCTGCTCCGGTTGATCCTACCGCAGTTGCCCCCGCCCCAGCCCCAGTCGATCCTACCGCTGTTGCTCCGGCCCCTGTTGCTCCGGTGAATACTGATCCTACTGCTGTTGCTCCAACCCCAGCCGAAGCACCTGTTGCTCCAGCCCCGGTTGCAGAAACAGATGAAGAAATTGATTTAAATGAATTGCTTACTAGCCTCAATGAAGAAGAGGAAGAAGGTAAAATTGAAGAAGTCAAGGAAGAAGAGGAAGAAGGTAAGAAAGAAGAAGAATCCTTGAAGAAAGAAAATACAGAATTTCGTAAGACTATTGAATTCTTACGCGAGCAACTTAATGACGTTAATTTGCTCAATGCTAAGTTGCTTTATACAAATAAATTGTTTAAAGCCAATAACTTGAATCGTGAACAAAAGATGAAAGTTATTGAACAGTTTGACTTGAACAAGACCATTCGTGAAGTCAAATTGACCTATAGCAACTTGACCGAAGCACTAAATCTTAGTAAAACCCCTGCCAAGAAAACGGCTGCCGGCGTGATTACTGAGGGCTTTGCATCAAAACCAGTTGGCACAACCAAACCTTTCGGAAATATTGTAATTCCAGAAGCTAACGATATGGTAGTGAAATTCCAAAAGCTTGCGGGAATCACTAAGTAACTTAATGCAAGAATGTTAAATAACTAAAAGGAAAATAACAAAATGAGTAAAATTAAAGAGTTGCTTACAGGCAACACAAGTCCTACTACCAGACTGATGGAAGAAACCCGTGGTCTGCAAAGTAAGTGGGAAAAAACTGGCCTTCTTGAAGGTCTTAAAGGCATCGAGAAAGCTCAGATGTCAGTTCTCTTGGAGAACCAAGCACAACAATTGATCACAGAAGCGACAGCTACTGGTACCTCTGCTAACAGTGAGCAGTGGGCTGGCGTCGCCCTTCCGTTGGTTCGTCGTGTGTTTGCTGAAATTGCGGCTAAAGAATTCGTGTCCGTTCAACCCATGAACCTGCCTTCCGGTTTGATTTTCTATCTGGATTTCAAATACAGCACGGTTAATGGTTTGTCGAACCCGGCGTTCTCTGGTTCGTCATTGTTCGGTGGAACAGGCATCAAGCTTGGTTCGACTGATAGTGCTACCAATGGCTTGTATGGCCCAGGTCGGTTTGGCTATACTATCAATGGTGCTAATCTAGCCGGAACTACAAACATTACGGCCAGTACTGTTTCTGGTACTGATGTTATGTTTGATATTAATTACATTGGCACTGGTAGTTATACCAAAGTGACCATTCCGCTTGGAGACAATACTGTCGCATCTGCTGATTTAACATCAGTTCGTGCATGGATTGTTACTGGCTCTTTTGCAACTGGTTCTGCAATTACTGCCGCAAATGTGATTAATCAGTTATCGACAATCACAAATACTGGTACGATTGCTGCTCCTGTATATTGGGCTAATTTCATTGTTAATGAAGTAGCCAGTGGTGCCGGTGTTGGTTACTATCTCTCATACGAGAAACAACCGACCCCGCAAACCCGTGGTGACTTTGAAGATAGTACTGCTGGTGGTGTTGGTGGTCCAGTAAATCCCGGAATTAATATTCCTGAAGTCAACCTTGAGTTGAAGAGTGAGCCGATTGTCGCTAAGACCCGTAAGCTCAAAGCCGTTTGGACCCCTGAATTGGCACAAGATTTGAATGCCTATCACAGCATTGACGCCGAAGCAGAGCTTACCGCTTTGTTAAGTGAATATGTTTCGATGGAAATCGATCTCGAAATCCTTGAGATGTTACTGACTGCTACCCCGTTTGCTACTACAGAAGCGTGGAGTGCTAAGATTGGTAATGAGTTCACTAAGAACGTTGGTGCTAGTACCTTCACATATAATGTTGACGCTGTTCCTAACCGTACAGCATATGTCAAGTCGACTTGGTATCAAACTCTTGGTAACAAGATTCAAAAAGTCTCCAACAAGATTCATCAGTTGACTCTTCGTGGTGGAGCTAACTTCTTGGTTTGTTCGCCTGATGTCGCAACTATCTTGGAAAGTATCCCAGGTTATGTCGCTTCGACAGACGGAGATTCCGCTAAGTTCGCAATGGGTGTAAGTAAAGTTGGTAGCTTCGCAAGTCGCTTCCAAGTCTACAAGAACCCGTACATGGTTGAGAACCAAATCCTCGTTGGTTTCCGTGGAAGCAATTTCTTGGAAACTGGTGCGGTTTATTCTCCATATATTCCGCTCGTCCAAACTCCGTTAGTGTACGACCCGATTAACTTCACGCCGAGACGTGGTGTAATGACCCGTTACGCGAAGAAGGTGGTCAGGCCAGAGTTTTACGGGAGAATTTTCGTCGCAGACTTAGATACTGTCTAATCGAAGTATTAACACAATTAACTCTCACCAGAAATGGTGGGAGTTTTTTGTTGTCTTTATTGTTTTTAAAACTATTTATATGTACAATGAAATATCTTGTCCTTCTTTCCTTAATACTTTTAACTGGGTGTAGTACTTTTATCTCTAGAAGTATGGCAGGTAATCCAGCATCAAAGTCATTAATTTATTCCGGGGTAAGACAGGATATTAACTTAATTAGTACTGCCACCGTAAATGATCTGGGTGGATTAATCCCATTCTTTATAATTGATATTCCATTTTCTACTGTGGCTGATACCGTGTGCATTCCCTTTGACTTTCCATCTGAGAAAAAATAATATGAAAAAATCTGAATTGAAACAATTGATTAAAGAGACCATTAAAGAATTAAAACCACAACGATTAGTAGTTGGTGATAAAGTAATGCTTCGGAAGGATGTATTGGCAAGGCATGCAAGATCAGTTCCTGCTCACCTTGGATACACTACACACCAATTTTCATGGAGAGATCGTCTTGATAAGTTGGAAGGAAAGGTTGGGACAGTTACTAAAGTGTTTGATAATAGCAAACATGTTAATGTTAAATTTGATGAACCGTGGATTGATAAGGATGCACATGGTAGAGAATATAAGATGGATACCATTTGTATTGATTATACAGAATTGGAGAAAGTAATTAATGAATCCGAATTTAATATCAATCGAAAAGAAAGAAAAACACAACATGATTTACAGACAACACCGAATAAACAGATTTCAAAGATTGCTCCGGGAAATCCTGTGGTAAAATCATTAAATGAAATGTCAATTAGTCGTGATGTTAATACCTCTGATAAACAGAATGGAGTTACCGGATATACAAGTCATGTTACAAAATGTCGTGGTTGTGGTAAGGATTGTAATACATTAAGAAAAGATTCTATTGGTCATGAGGGTGTATATTGTAGCAAGGATTGTGCTGAAAACCCGATGGATGAATCTGTTGTACAACAGTTCAGGGCCGGTGATCGCGTTGAAGTTGTTATGACTGGTATTGTTCAGAAATCTAGTATAAGTGGAGAGTTTTTACGTATTAAGACTGATAATGGTCAAGAATTTGATGTTGATTCAACAAACCAAAAAATAAAGAAATTGGCGTTTTAATCATTCCCATGGGAAGTTAATCCACGTTGTTGCTGGTACTAAACAACTATAGTCAATATTACATTTAACACGTCTATTGTTTGTTATTGCCCACCATTCCAACTTGTTTTGTGGTTTGTTTTTCTTGATTACCGTATATACATCAATATGCTCCACAGAATCATATTTTATTAATTCATTAAGTGTGTATTGTAGTGTATTACCTGTATCATAGATGTCATCTACTAATAGGAGTCTTTTTTCTGTTATATTTGGAAATTCACCTAACAATTTAATAGATTCTTGGTTATTATCGTTATTATATGATTTTAGTGTGATAAATTTCTGTGGGATGTTATATTTAGTAGAGAGAAGGTTACCAACATGTTTAGCACCATTCAAAATAGTTATTATACAATCAGTGTCCTTATGGGGAATATAATTTGTCACCCAATTGTTTACTACTTCATACTCCAATTTTAATATTTCGTTCAAGTCTTTTCAAATCCTTTACAAAATGCATAATTATCTTCCCAAATTGGTTTTACATAACGATCAGTTTGTAAATCATATACTTCATGTAAGTTTCTTATAATTGATAATGAATGATTATGTGATGGGTGACAATCTGGATGTAAGTCTTTATGAATACTTTCAGTTTGTGGTTCATTTTTATAACTTATACAAGCACATGCTATCTTAGAATAAAATTCTCCCTCTAACGCTTGATAATCCAGTGTGGTATCAACAATGTCATAAATCCACACTGTTTCATAAAGAATCTTCCATTCGAGTGTGGAATATAACAAATTTTCATATATTTGTGCATCTGTAATACCACTTCTTAATCCGTGATAAAATGGCCAACGATTATATATCCAACATATACCATCGTTATATTTAATACATTTACTACATTTACTATTACAGGTTTCGTTATATGTTTTTGATATTTCTATTTTACTACCATCATTATTAAAATTTGGTTTAAAATACCATATATCAGATTCTTCAACATAAATAAATTTGTTATTATTGCACCACTTACGCAATTGTTCTTCTGTAAATAAACTCTTAGAACTCTTCTTTTTATCTAAATCTTTACCAATATTATTTATTATTGTGTTCATTTTCTATTTCCGGGTGGTAACGAATTTTGTTTAATTTCAAATATTCCATTTCCAACAAATTCTGTTAATGTTTTATATCCACTATAACTAATCGCGCTACTTAATCCTCCCCACAATTCACTTACCAATTCTTCGAGTGGTTTTAACTCTCCTTCAACCTTAACAACTTTACCTTCACTATGTTTTTTAATACCACCATATAATTCTTGTTGTTTATAAGTACTTCCTCCCCAATATGTTCCGTCACCAATGATATGTGTATGTGCTTCTTTAGCTTTTGAAAAATAACTACCCATCATCACATAATCAGAACCAGCACCAAAAGCTTTCGCGGCATAATTACTATTTTTAATACCACCATCCGCTACAATTTTTATATCATATTGATCAGCATACTCAAAACATTCTATTAGTTCGGTGATTTGCCCTCTGTTATATCCTGTCATATCACTTGTGGCACAACAGTTTCCACCACCTATTCCAACTCTAATATAAAACTCACCATTAAAAATTTTACCATAATCTTTATATAATTCAATTCCCTCTTTAGTCATTACATTTCCAATCATAACTTTGTTTGGTTTACAAAATCTCATTAATCTATCAATTGTTTTTGGTATACCGGGTAAATAACCATTCGCTATATCAATTAACCAATTTTTAACACCACCTTCTTCTAAAATCGATACTCTGTCCCAATCATTTAATCCAATACTAATGTATATATTTTCCTTATTTGATAGTTGATTATAAATATTTAATTGTTCAAATGCTTCGCAAAATCTATGCAAACACACTGTTAATCCTAATTCAGTAGCTTTTTGTGCAAATTCTATACCAATTACACTCGCCATAGGACTAACAATTATCTTGTTTAATTCTCGTGGTACCTCTGATCTCGAATTAATTTTAGATGGTTGTGCTATTAAATTAACATCATTGTAATATAAACTTTTAGTTGGTAATATCATTGACATGTTTAATATTTCCAATGTGTAGGTAAACGATCATTCCATTTTCCATCATAAGTTACATCATCCCAAGTTCCATCAACATATTTTCTTTTAATAAAACACCAATCTCCCAAGAACTGGTCTTCGATCTTTGTTTCGACTATAGCATTGTTTGGTGGCAAGTAATCCATAACTGACATCCATTTTGATTCTTCTTTAATTTCTACTGGATGTTCTTTAACTCCATTAGGATGTATCATTTTCCCACAAAATCCACATCTATGACCATTACAAATAACTTGTCTAGGTTCGGTACAATTACATGGTAGTAAATTACCACCAATTATTTTTGATGCTGTATTAAATAATAAATCATCTGGTATAAGAATCGCGTTTTCCAATTCCCCGGTTAATCCATGTGCTAATAGTGCAATCGTTGGCCATCCTATAATTAATGTTGGTTTTCTTGTATCATTATCCATAAATTACCTCGTATACTCACAAATATAAACCTCAAAACTCTTATCAAATATAGCTTTGATCATTTCATTAACTATATTCCAGTTTCCGCCAGCTAAAGTACAGCCTAGATTCTTAGGAAAACCAACTTTTAATATTTGATTATTTTGACAATTAGCGGCCATCTTTTCCATTGCGGTATAAATGGCCTCATAATTTAATTTACGACTTTCTGTACCATAATTAAATTGTTGGTATAAAGTATATATATATTTTAAATTTGGATTAAATTGATTTCCTGTTACATTGGCGACACTAAAGTTACCAAGTTTGTTTTTATCGCCTTTAATAGTTTTACAGTCTATCTTATATACTTCTGGAAATATTTCTCTAATATGTCTGGCAATTCCAGATCCCATAACGCATTGGCAATTCGCCCCGTGGGCTGCTGCTTCAATATCCGCTTTCAACAAGTCGCATTCAATATAAGTTATCATATAGTATATGATACCATATAATCTTAAAATGTAAAGATATAATAAAATATTTTGTTAAATATTGCGTTTTTGTTAAACGTTAGGATTTATATATGCAGATGGGTGCTTATCCAAAAACTGTTTGATTATTAATATTGCGGAAACTGATAAAGAAATTTTGGAAAAAATAAAAATGATAATGAATTATACAGGACCGTTATATCATACGGATGCAAAAAGTTATAATTATAAAGGAAAAATAATAAATTGTGGGGAAATGATTCGTCTTCAAATATCAGATGAAAAGATTTTATATGATTTAAAATCCATCGGATTGTCAATAATAAAATAAATTGCGTTTTATGTTTTATGTTGTATATTTATGTATATGGGAAGAAAGCGAATATACAGAACTAAAGAAGAAATATTGGAAATTAGGAGAAAAATTTCCAAGGAATATTATTATAAAAACAAAGATATATGTAAAAAAAAGAGAATGATTAGATATTATCAAGGAATTAGTTTGTGATAATTAATGATGTTGGGTTGTGTAGAGTATGTAATTCTCCTACAAAATTTTTAGGAGTTAATAAAGGATATTCAAAACATTGTAGTTATAAATGTTCGAATTCTAATAAAGAAACACAAAATAAAAAGAAAGAATCTTATTTAAATAAATATGGTGTAGATAATCCGTCTAAATCTAATGAAATAAAACAAAAGAAACGCGAAACAAATATAAAAACTTGTGGAGTTGATTGTAACTTAAAACTTGAATCTGTTAAGGATGCTATCAAGAAAACGTGTAAGATAAAATATGGCGTAGACTATTATCTCCAATCCGATGAATATAAACACAAAATTTGGGAAAGAAATTATAATAGAATAAAAAACAACAAATTTATAAATATATCACCGATGTTTATGTTAGAAGAATACCGTGGAGTAGAATTAACATATAAATTTAAGTGTACCGTATGTCAATCCATATTTGATGATCATTTACAAGATGGTAGAATTCCTATTTGTAGAGTGTGTTTTCCCATAAAACAATCCAAAGCACAGTTGGAATTATATGATTATATTAAAATATACTATGGTGATACATTATTGTCTACCAGAAATATTATTGATGAAATGGAACTTGATATTTATATTCCATCTAAAAAAATTGCAATAGAATACAATGGCATATATTACCATTCAGAAATTTCTGGTAATAGAAATAAAACATATCATATAAATAAAACTGAAAAATGTGAGGCAAATAATATAACATTGATACAGATATTCGAGGATGAGTTTTTATTTAATAAAGAATTGGTATATGGAAAAATAAATAGACTATTAAATATAAAAACAAATATAAATCGAGTATATGCAAGAAATTGTTTGATAAAAGTTGTGGAACCCTCTATTGCAAATGAGTTTTTAATTTCTAATCACATTCAGGGAAATGATCACAGTTTAATAAGATTGGGGGCGTTTTATAATGAAAAACTCGTGGCACTTATGACATTTGGGAAAACAAGAGTTTCTATGGGAGGTTGTGCACAAAAGAATGTTTATGAATTATATAGATATTGTTCCAATTGTTCGGTGGTTGGTGGTGCTAGTAAAATATTTACACATTTTATACGATTATACAATCCCGATAAAATTATAACATATGCCGATAGAAGATGGTCAACTGGAAACTTATATGAAAAAATGGGATTAACATTAATTTCTAAAACTAAACCAAATTATTGGTATACCAAGGATCATGTTAAAAGGTTTCATCGATTTGGGTTTAGAAAAAATGTGTTGAAAAAACGATTGGTCAATTTTGATAATTCATTAACAGAGTGGCAAAATATGCAACTAAATGGTTATGATAGAATATGGGATTGTGGTTCGTTGAAATATGAGTGGAAAAAGAAATAGATGAAACATATTACTTTATAATATTTATAGATATATGTCAAATCCTGTAAGTACTTTATTAATTGATAATGATAGAAAGAGATGGCCCGGAAGTGGTTCGGTAGTTACTACCGGATCTTGTCCCTTCAATTTCTATACAACAGAAACACAATTTAACACAGATTGTTATAACTCTGCGATATGGGCGGCAGAAAGGCTTGGGTATCCAATGATGGATATCGAATTACGAGATGTTAATTTTTATGCTTGTTTCGAGGAGTCAGTTTCAGAATATGCTGCTCAGGTAAATCAATACAATATTAAAAATGATTATTTATCTTTGTTGGGAGTTCCTATAACGCAGTCAATGAATGGTATACCTGTGATTGGTTCGGGATTGCCTTATGTTATAAATTTGGGCGAACAGTTCGGGAGCGAAGTTGGTGTTGGTGGTACTATAGATATTAAACAAGGAATATTACATGCTCAGAATGGTATTCAACAATATGATTTACAAGATTTATGGGGTAATGTTAGCGAAAGTTTTAATAGAATAGAGATTCGAAGGGTGTTTCATGATGGTCCTCCTGCCTTTGCAAGAATTTATGATCCCTTTTCAATGACAGGAATGAGTTATAGTAATATATTGAATGAAATGGGATTTGCTGGTTATAGTCCTGCCACTCAATTTTTAATGTGTCCAATATTTGAAGATTTATTACGAGGACAAGCTATTGAATTTAATGATATGGTTAGAAAGTCAGCGTATAGTTTTGAAGTAGTAAATAATAAAATTAAATTATTTCCGGTACCAGTTTATGATTTTAATGTATACTTTGAATATATTGTTTCTAATGATCGACAAGCGGAACAATTTTTAACAACATCATCATATCAAAAAGCATCAGATTATTCTAATATACCTTATCAAAATATTCAATATTCATCTATAAATGCTATAGGCAGACAATGGATTAGAAAATACTTTTTAGCACTATGTAAGGAAGTATTAGGTGCAGTAAGAGGAAAATATGCAACAACTCCTATACCAAATGGGGAAACTACGCTAGATGGTGCTGAATTACGTGGTGAAGCTGAAAAGGAAAAAGAAGCATTAATAACACAGTTGAGAGAAATGTTAGATAGTCTCAATCCTAGTTCACAAATGGAAACACAAGCAAACAAGGCCGAAAAACAACAAGACTTATTACGGAAATCGCTTCCAACTTTGATTTATATTGGATAAAATTATGGCAGATTATACTGTATATACTTCATCATACCAACCAGTTGCACAATATCCTGGGTTATGGTATAGTCAGCGAGATATGGGAACACTACAATCTTTCAATAGTGAAATTTTTGGAAGCATTGTTCAATGTTTAGTGTGGCTATTTAAGGTTTGCCCAACAGAAACCCAGAATAACATTTACGGAGAAACCAATCAGCAAGGTGGTAAATTCTATTTCCCCCCAGTTGAAATGACTACGTTAGTTGAGAAGTCGGATCCAAATTCCAAGGAAGAAGATGTTGGGCCAGATAGAGATCAACTGGTTACTTTTAGATTTAGAGAAGCAATGTTAATGGCTGTAAATTTTTATCCGCAGGAAGGAGACGTAATATTGTTCAATGAGCGATATCATGAAATTGATTCTCCGGTTACCCAAGAACAATTTTTGGGAGGCGTGGCTGAAAAATCTTGGTCAATTATCTGCAAAACTCATTACGCTAGATTCTCTAAAATCAATATCATCGACAGAAATAATTAATCTATATTTGACGTATAATCTCATAAAAAACTATTTATTAGTATAATTATGGAGATATACTAAAATGGCCTGGAAAGGCGATCCAACAAATCCGGCACCCAATAATATTCAGGAAAAGTCCAACGTTTCTGAAAAAATTAAGGGAGATACCATTGCATCCACATCAAATCGAGCAGAAAATATTAGACGAGATTTGGATACGACCAAGGATTTTACTGTTACACTTTTAGATATTGACACTACGATTCTTGAGTATATTGATAAAATTATCGATATTCACGTCTTGAATAGTGGTGATAATATCAAAGTTCCCGTTATGTATGCTTCTCCTGAGCGATGGAAAGCTATTCAGAAAGACGGTGTATTGCGCGATGGTCAAGGAAAGTTTCAGTTACCAATCATAGCATTTAGTAGAAAATCATTTGGTAAGAAACAAGATATGATGTCTCCAAATAGACATTTAACATATCCAATACTTCAAAAATATAATGAGAAAAACAAATATAATCCCAGAGATCCATTAAAGGGATTTATACCCCCGACACATCAGATTTATGCTGTAACTCTCCCGGACCATATAACACTAACATATGATTTTAAATGCCAGACAGAATTTGTAGAACAAATGAATACCATTTTACAAAAAATTAACTGGGCGGCAGAGGATTATTGGGGAGATCCAAAACGATTCAGATTTCGTGTGTTTATGGGAGACTATGATATAGTAACAGAAACACCAACCGATAATGATAGAATTGTAAAGGGAAATTTCAGTATTACAGTTCATGCATACTTATTGGAAGAATCCTTTGAATCCAGAAAATTAACTACAGAGAAGATTTTAACACCTCGAAAAATAATGATTGGAACTGAGGCCGTAATGAGTGGTGACGATTTTAGTGCTCTGGGAGATAAACCGCAAAAAAGTCCATTCCCATATTCTTATATTGGTGGGTCTATTAGAAAAGATGGTATTAAATTCGATGATCCGGCTATCCAGTTTTTAGACGCTACTGATATAAGTGGTATTAAAGCAGCATATGAAAAAATTGTTGATTTCAGTCGTCCTCCTGGAAGTACACCAGAAATAGCAACTATATGGCATAATCCTCCAACTTTATCAACTGATCCGGGAGAAGAAGGTTGGATGGCATATAATGAGAACTACCATTTTATTTATACCAATGGTCGTTGGTTGCGTCACGCTCTCAGTGCGTTTCAACCGTTTTAATATTAATTTAAGATTTTTCCACTTTTTTCCAACCTATATACTATTTATATATATGGGAAGAAAACTAAAATATATAACACACGAACAGAAGTTAAACGCAAATCGCGAAAAATATATGCGTTATTATTGGAAAAATCAGGAATTAGTCAAGAAGAAAAATTTAAAACGGTATTATGCCAAAAAAGAAACCAACCACGAGTGAATTCATAACGAGATCTCAACTAATTCACGGAACTAAATACGATTATTCCAAGACTGTTTATGTAACTGCCAAGGACCAAATAATTATAATATGTCCTGTTCATGGAGAATTTTTACAAACCCCAGACAATCATTTGCACAAACATGGTTGTAATATGTGTGCTAATAACAAAACATATACGATGGATCAGTTTGTTTCAAAGTCCAGATTAATTCATAAAAATAAATATGATTATTCTAGAGTTAATTATATTAATAACAGGAAAAATGTAGAAATTGTGTGTCCAAGTCATGGGAGTTTTAATCAAAGACCAGCGCATCATATGTCTGGCGTTGGATGTAGAAAATGTACAAATAATATATCAAAGAAGGAGTTATTATTTTTAGATACCCTCGAAATTGATGAAACCAATAGACAAGTGAGAATTGAAAATTTTACTGTGGATGGATTTGAGCCACAAACTAAGACAATTTACGAATTTCTAGGTGATTATTGGCACGGAAATCCAAAGATGTTTAAAAGAGAACATTATAATTCTCTTGCTCATAAAACGTTTGGAGAACTATATGATTTTTGTTTTGAATATAAATTTAAAATGTTGAAAAATTGTGGGTATACCGTAAAGTATCTATGGGAGTGCGATTGGGATAATAAAACTCACGAATTAGTATCGTATTAGTTGGTTTTTATCTGTGCCTTGCCATATTTATATTAAATGGATAATATAAACATACATTATTATGACTTAACAAAATTATTCTGGCATCCAGCACCAACCAATTCAACTGATTATGGTGAAGAAGGATGGGCAGCATACAACGAAAATTATTTTTATATATATACGAAAGGTAAGTGGTTAAGAAGACAGTTTAGTGCATTTGATCCATTAGAAGAATTTTAAAATGAATAACGAATTAAATCCAAATACAGTGGTAATACAACAACGGAATTTGTCTGGATCACATTTTATAACTATCCCCATAAGTGGATCCAATTTAGTATTACACCTGGTATTGGTAGCCGTTGGTATGCCAAGAGACTATCTTCGACCAATGTTGGTAATTTTGCTGCCTAATTGATATTTATGTGTATGAAAAGGTTACTATTAATAGGCTTATTATGTATAACATCCGCGTGTTCTACTGTAAAAAATGTCAACACCGCTGTAAACAGTATCAATGATGCGGCTAATGCGTTAACTCCAGCCGCAAAGTCTGTCCAAATTATGGCAGACGAAACTACATTATTGGAGAGCAATGCAATGCCCATGATTGACTCAATAAAAAACGTTAGTGACCAAGCCAATTTTAGTTTGATATTATTAGCTAATGAAACAACGAATACATTAGTAGAATTACAAAAAACGTTGGTTGTGGCTCAACAAACCTTATCTAATACCACCGTATTATTGAATGAGGCTAAACAAGCCGTCACCGGCATCAATAGTGTTGTGTCAAATG